TTACTTCTCGGTGCCCTGGAGGGAGCCGACGACAGCCTCGAAAACGGAAACGATAGCCTCGGAGACGGTGGCGATGATTTCCTGGATGGTGTTGATCATGATGATCTCACTTTCGGTTGAAGTATGCTGCGGCCGGGCTGTTCCCTGCCGCACTGGTGACACTACCGAGTTCCCCAACGAAAGCGTTACACCCCGATCATTACCTACCCCCACGGGTGTAGCGCGCACCACCTGACCTGCAAAAAGAAAACACCCCAGGCCATGACAGGCCTGGGGTGAAAACCAACTTCTTGCGAAAGACCCATGATCGTAGGGTCGTGCCCGGGGGGTCATCACTCCACCCCGTGCACCAGCGACACTATCCCATCGGAACGCTAACTAGCGTCCCCAGCCACCCCCAGGGGTACCTACAGGTCATCACGAATATCATCCGCAACCTCAACATCGCTCTCCGGGTGACGTCGAAACATCTCCCGAATCGTCTCCAACGCCGACCGATATTTACGTTGCAGCTCAGTCACCCGCGTCTCCAAACCCGTCACCCGCGACTGCAACGACGCAATCTGCTCATCCCGTTCCGCCAACCGCTTCTCAGTCCACGACTGAATCTGGGTCACCAACCCCTGCCACTCATTACCGCGAGCAGCATCACGGTTCGACGAAGCCTGCGCCTTAGCAGCCAACCACGCCCCCACCGCACTAACCACGGCGACGATCACCGTCGCCCACACCGTGTCGATCTGGGGCATGCGTCACCTCCCGAAATCGAACCTCAACCCTGCTGCCACGCCACACAGCCCACAGCACCAAACCAGCGATCATCAAGTAGCCAATACTGCTCACCCACCCTCTGGGCATATCACCGGTGGTCGTGGCGATGAGGAAACTGCAAGCCCACAAGAGGTGAATGCCGACACCTGACCCGACCGCTAGTGCGGCGGGGAAGCTCCGGTGCCATGCCGCACTGACCAGACACCACACACCGATCGCCATCCACACCGCGGACCAGACAGGCATATCCAGCCACGTTTCAGCCGGATGCGCGTTGCCCGACTGCGCAGGATAGTCGATGTAGCTGATACCTCTAGCGGCAGAACCCAACCCAAGGATCACCAGGGCGGTCGCGTCGGTCAGCAAGCCGTCACGGACCCGCTCGACCGGGCCGCGCAACACCTGGGGCAGGTGATCAACAGGCATCACTGACCCCCGGGATAGATACCGGGCCCTGACAAGTCCGGCTCCGGTTCCACCACAGCCTGATCATGCCGACCGTACGGCTGGTCATACACCGATCGCACAGCCTCCTGAATCTGCTGCGGCATACCAGCAATAGCCTGTTCAACCCGCACCGGCAGCTCAGCCAACGCCGACTGCACCTGCGCCTGAACCCCCTGCGCCTGGGCTGTAGCGGCCTGCAACTGTGGGGTTGTTGCCGGATCATCCGACCCCGGCTTCGTCTTCACCGTCGCCACAAACAGCAACGCACCAGCGACGACGTTACCGATCTGGTTGACCAGCGGATCGATCTGGTCTTCCGGGATGATGCCCAGCCCACCAAGGATGGTGACCGCCAGGGCGATGACAGCGTAGGACATCTTGCGCTGCCACCACTGTTGGTTGAACTTCGTTTCACGCTTGGTATCGGACATTACTTCTTCCCCTCGTTGATGATGGCACGGAACGTGTCCGCATGAGCGATGGCGAGCATCTGCGGCAGCGTCGCGGAGCCGTATGTCTGCAGGTTCGATCGCCCCTTGGCGATGAGGTCCTCAATTCCCCAGCCGGTGAAGGTGGGTTCGCCGTTCTTCTCACCGGAGCCGGCGAGCTGCTCGAGTGCGAGCTTCGGATAGTTCACAGACACGGTGGTCTCCTTCGGTTTTGAGGGGGTGGCATCGGTCGATGCCATCCAGTCGGCGGCGTAGGCGTACTCACGTGGCGGGATCATGGTGGCGAACTGATCGAACGTGATCCAGGACCCGTACGGGGCGAACCCGGAGTCGGCGAGCCAGACGTGCTTCACCCCGGCGGAGTCAATCGCGTATCCCATGACGCACAGATAGTGCTTGATGAAGCCGCCGGAGTACTGCAGGTTCTGCGTCGAGGTGTACGACGCCTTGGGATAGTTCGACGGCGGGACCCAGATGTTCGCCGCCACACCGACCCGACCGTTGATGGAGCCGACAATGCGGTCCCACAGCAGCTTCTTCTGATCAGCGTTCGGCGGATCATTCGGCATCGCGGCGACCTTCCAACCCCCGCCGATGCGCTTGTTGAGCACATTCGCGATCTGAACGACACCATTGGTGCCGTTGACCGTCGTGCCCAGCTCCTTGGCGAGGACCGACTCAGCAACCATGTTCCCGGTGCGGGCCTGGATCAGGGTCTGTGCGGTCGCCGGACCACACCAGTAGTAGGTGTCCTGGGCGATCTGTGCCCGGGAGTAGTCCAGGCGTTTCTCTACAGTGGCCACGGGTGTGCCTCCTTTCGCTGCCGAGGGCAGCAGTCGTGTGCCGAGGTTCTTACACCGGGCGAGACGGGCGCGGCGGTCGGCGATGCCGTTCGTGCCGCCGTTGATGGCGATAGTGACGGCGTCGACGTTGTCGGCGTCGCACAGACCGTTGAGATTCGGGCGGGCGACGGTCCAGTACCAGGACGCCGCGAGGAACCCCCACCGCGGGTCGGACCTCACCAACTGGGGCTGTGCCTCGAAGTCGATCGTGGTGTGCCCCTGAGCCTGCGCCCAGCGAGTGAAGGCGCGGAAGTTGCTCCTCCCGGTCAGCTGGATCGGGCCGGACCCTTTGTAGCGGGGCCCATCTCCGGCCTGAGTGTTGCCGAGGCTCTGGGCGACTCTTGACGGCGGGTTGTAGGCCGTACCGCTGGCGATCTCCTCCATGTACTGCAGGCCGACGGATTCGTGGCCGATCTGGCTGCACCAGTGCGCGGCTCGGAGTGCGGTCGTGATGTTCGCCGCCCGCATGGCGTTCTCCATGCCAGGAGCATCTCGGTAGCGCGGGCCAGTGAGCAGCCCATCGCCGTGGAGAGTGTCTGTGCGTCCATGTGCCCTCCTTCGGGCATAGAAAACCCCGGTGAAATGCCGGGGCTATGTAGTGGGGGCGGAACACGCGGCGTAGTCAACGCCAGGCACATTCCCCAGTGCTTTCGCTAGTGTCGAAGTGTCCAAAAACCCTTCTCCTTACGACGTAGGCCAGTAGTAGACTGTCCCCGTAAAGGACGGTGCATATGCATTACTTGTAGAGTTTCGCCTGACCTGGATGCCGGTACTCCCTTGCGAAACAACCGATGCGCCACATGCGCCAGAGAAGATCTTCCCCTTCTCCGCGCCACCAAAAATAAGGTCGGGGAGCGAGTTCATATTCGTTCCGGACGCGTCAGTAGTGGCTACTATGAGCGTCACACGATGTTCTTTTCCTTCTGGCACTTGCACAGTGGTTACGTTATGGACACCGGTTCCAGATGGTGACGTAAAATTGATCGGAACTGACGTAACTTTCGCACCGCCAGTCTTTCCCACGTATTCGTAAGTGATCGCCATATCACACCCCCGTAATCCGGTAGAACTTCAACTCATCCGGGTTCGTCGTATCAATCCACCAGTCCCCCGACACCGCACCCGGGATCGACGCAGGCGGCGTACCCGCCCCGCCGAACGTCGCACCACGGGACCGCATCGCCGCGGTCGTTGCCTTCGAGTCCAACTCGGCCCGCAACCCACGCACACCCGCCGGCCCATCAATGTCATGCTGATGCTCCGTCGGAGGGCGAGCATCCGTCAACCGATCATCATTACCGTCAACCTTCAACCCCAGAGCAGAACGCAACCCCGCAACATCATCAATACGATGCGAGTGCGCAGGCACCGGCTGCACAAACAACGTCACCCGACACCCAGCATCAAGATCACCCTGCTCCCACGTCCCAGCAACAGCGACCTCAAAATGCTCCGTTAAATCAACCCTCGCCACAACCTGACGGTGAGTGTCCTGCTCCCCCGCCGCCACAGTCGCCAACGTCGTTGCAGTGTTATCCGCACGACGACCCCGCAACGACACCGCCGACGCGCCACACCAATCAACCGTGACGAACACCTCACCCAACCAATGCGGCGGACGCAACCACTCACCATCAAACACCCAACCCGTCGATGACGACACCGGATCATCCGTCGCATTACTCCACCCGGTACTCGTTGGTTCCAGGTGCAACGCAGCACCCGGAGCAGTCATAGCCAACCCCGGTACCCGCGGATCGTCACCAGAGCCAGCCAGATCACCAGCCATGCGGATCAGACCACGCGCCGCGTTCGATGCGGCTGGGAGATCACCGGTAGCAATATCCCCGGCCTGCTGTGCTGCCTCCCGGGCCTCATCCCGGTAGCCCTTGCCCTCACGCGCCGAGGTGGCGGAACGTCCCGCAGAGTCCTCAGCGGCGGTCGCATGCCCAGCAGTGATACCCGTAGCCTCCGCCACCTCATCATCAACAGCCTGCTTCGCACCCGCCTCATGCTCACCAGCAATAGTCGCCGCGGTCTCCGCATCCGTCGCTCGACCATCAGACCGTGTCGCCGCGTCCTGCGCCTCATTACACGCCCGGCCCGTCGCCAAACGATCCTCCCGCACCGCCACACGATCCTCACCCGTGGCAACCGCCGCAGCCTGAGCATCTACACGATGCTCATCAGCAACCTTCGCACTAGCATCAGCATCAGCAGCCGACTGAGAAGACTCCCCCGCCGACACCGCAGACGCATCAGCCAGCCCCTGCGACCGATCAGCCTCCGACTCCGACCGATCAGCCTGCACCTTCGACTCATCCCGATGAGCAAGAGCATCCGCCTCAGCCTGCACTGACGTAGCCTCAGCCTGAAGCACCCGCTCTGCCGAGCCCACGCGATCCGCAGCCCACTCAGAACGATCAGCCTCCGACTCCGACCGATCAGCCTGCTCACGCGAATCACGCGCAGCCGCCTCAGCACGGGACACCACAATCGGCTCCCACTCCACCTGCTCACCGATCAGATCCGCAAGATTCCAGCGGCCCTCCATCGGGATACCAATCTCCCACGACTGACCGTGAGACACGCCGCCTTCCAGACGAACCACCACAGGACCAGGATCAAGCTCCGGCGTCTGAAACTTGCCGTCGGAATCCTCCATCTCAATGCGCGCCAACTCACGCAGCACCAACCCCTCGCCCTCCATCGCCGGGCGCACCTTCGTCGCAGAAATAACCACAGCAGTGCCCTGCTGGTCGAACGCAGTACCGGCGATGTCGTGCAGATAGCCATGAAGAACAGTCATTACTTGTTCGCCTCCTCTTCAGTCTCATTGGGCACGACCTCATCGCCCCTGTTTTGCGTGTCCGTGCTGTGCCGAATTGCCGCCATCATCGAAAACCGGGTGCCGCCGTCCCACCAGCGCCACGCACCCGTCCAGGTATCGACTTCGACCTTGCATCCTGGCTCCTCAATCACCACAGGAAAGATGCTGAGCAATGTGCCAGCCCCCTTCGGGTCGGTGACGAATCCGCCCTCGGAGAACGTCGATGCGTCATCGATACACGTGTGATAGAAAGTCCCGTTCGGTCGCCTGATCCTCACCGTCTGTCGAATCATCGCGTTGCCGCCGAATGTTGTGCCGGCCGCGTGGGTCTTCACCAACACCAGCCACGCTCCAGCGCCGTCGAGGGATAGTCGTCCGTCAGAGGTGATACTCGTGTTCTTCGCCGGGCCGAGCTGCTTATCGAACCGCATACGGCGGGTGTTGTTGGTCGACCACTGCGCGTTGATGTTTTTCGACATGTACGAAAAGCCATAGCCCGAGATGCCGAACAACAGGTCAACACGGTCGGTCAGGTCAAGCTGCCCATTACGGATCTCCTCGGCAGCCTCTTCGACAGGCGCGAACGGGCCACCAGTAAGAATGCCATTCAACGCGTTACTGATTGCCGTGCCAATACCACCCACAGTCCCTTGAAAAGACTCCGCCAGCCCCGAACCAAGATCATTACCCGCATTCCCCAACGACTTCAGATCCTGCGGGGAACCATCCCAGCTCGGGGTATACCGATCCGGAGAGATACCCATCGGCTAATCCTCCTGATCCAAAGCAGCCCGCAGCGCAGCCTTCTGCTCCGGAGTCATCGACGACACATCCACCTGCGGCGAGGCCGGCCCCTGGCGCTCCTCGAGAGCACCGATCCACAACCCGTCCTCATGCGGAGAACCCGACCCACCCAGCGAGTCATAACGCACCTGCGGACCCAACCGAACCGTCCACCGGTATTGCCCCGCCGGAAGCGTCCCTGCCATATGGCCGGTACGCGGGCACACACTGATGCCAGTAGGAAGGTTCTCCGACCATGCCGCGGTGTACTCAGCACCAGGCACGTATTCGTCAACCTCGCGATCATCCTTCCAATCACGGAAGTACTCCACCGTCGACGGAGCGACATCGTGAAGCTTCGCGCCGCACATATCGAAAATGAACGTCGCGAGCTCGTTCATCATCTCCGGGGTGAACTTCATCCCCAGCGGGTGCAGAAACAGTTGAGCCATAGGATGAACATCCACTGGTGGCTCATTCTCAAACATGAAGTCCAACTGACGATTCGTCACAGTGATGATCCTCCTTGGGGTTACGGGATAGCCGTTTTCACCCGATCAATGGCCGCAGACACGGTCTTCATACTTCGCTCAAGCGCTCGCGCCGGAGACTCCCGCAAACGCGGATCCCCCAACCCCAACGACACCTGATCGCCCTCACGAGTCACCGCCACATTCCACTCATTGACGTACGTGGCAAACACGATTCCATGGGACACCACAGCCCCCTGGTCGCCGGTGAAATAGTGACGCCCCAGGATGTACGGCTGCCCGTCACCGACAGTGAACTCCGTAGAGACACTGCCCTGGGTCTCCTGCAGCCCGGTGAACCCCTGCTGCAGAGACGACAAACTGAAGCCATCACCGGGGATGACAATCCCCCGATAGCGATACGGGCCATGAGCAAGCGCCCGCGACCGCGAACTGTACTGAGCCCACGCGAACAACTTGTCCTTCAGCAGCTCGCCCTGCATGTGCCCTATGAAAGCCCCCGCAGCCACAGCGAACGGCGCCAGAGGTGGAAACAACATCCCCACCCCAGCACCAATGCCCTGCCACATCGCAGCCGATGAGGCAGCGATGAGACTGTTGACGATCTGTGGCGAGCGGCCACCAACGATGACGTGCGAATCAGTGGACTTGCGGACCACAAGACGATGCTCGGTGCCATTCATGTGATCGGCAGACCACACACACCACGCGTGTTCGTTCTCACCGTCAAACCACGAGTCATCCAGAACCAGTGCTTTGGTGGTCTGGTCTCCGGAGATCGTCGCCCGGATGCCGCGGATAATATCCCGCGGAGTGCCCGTTGATGACGAGTCGAACGCACGCGGCTTCACATCGATCACCATCGTCGGTTTCGACAACGTCGCATGATTCGGAAACGGTTGGGCGTCACCGGGTAGCCACAGCTCAACGGTCAGCAGTAGCCCTGCAGCATCGAGGGTGGATGAGAACATTTCGCCGGCGAGATTGAACCGGGAATCCAACACCGTCCACTCCGTCGTTAAAGACTCGTGGATCGGGTTGACGATGATCGGCCACCGCGACGGATCAAGCTTTGACCACGTCGAGGTGGACCATAGATCCCACGATGCCAGCATGGATGCCTGGAACTCGCGGGCCAGATTGCGGAACATGTAGTTCTTCACCACGCGCAGCGCATCCCCAAACTGGATATCGGCGTACATCAACTGCGCGAGCAACGGCAGTGCCGGTGAAGCCCACAACGGCATGTGGTTCAAGTGCTCCCACAAGCCCTCACCAATCACGGTGACCGTGCCGACCCCGGAGTCCTGCATCAGCTCAATTTCCGCCAGCCGATACGCCATCCGGTAGTCCGGGGTCTCCACCACGATCCAGAACCACTGGTCCAGCAACCCTGATGGATTCCCGGCCACAGCAGCCTCAGCCATGAGCAGATCCGGGACCGCCTGGTGATCACCTTCCACCGTGATCTTCAAAGACCCGGAAGCGTTGGCACGATCACCGTATTCACCGGACAGGTATCCCGTCAGTGGGGCGACCGGCTCGAGCTGATTATCAAACAACCACACCGTCCGGGCGCCCATCGCATGCTCAGCCGAGCGGGCCTGACGCCACGACTGCCAGTCGAAAGCCACCAGTCACCACCTCCACATGTGCGAGTGCCGCGACACCAATCGGCCAACACAGCGATCAAAAGACCACTTGGCTGTCGAATGTGGCTCAATCGGCAGAGGGAACAGTCGGCCCCGCATGCCACGCCACAGATCAGGGGCATCCACGCCATCGACGGTGACCTGAGAGGCCATCGCCGGATCAGTGTTCAGCACCGCAGTACGACCGCCAGCATCAGGCAACATCACCCGGCCGATTCCCGGCGCAGTGACCGAGGCTCCCGCACCCGACCACTGAACCACCGGCCATGATGGAAGATCACCACTGTTGCCCAGCGTTGATGCGCCCTGATAGTTGCTCGTCTCACCGTGCCAACACCCCTGATACGACGTCACCGGGATATCCACCGTCAACGACGGCAGCCCCGGCGTTGCCGGAGACTTATCCGGCGCGGGATCCTCAGAGGTGCGAACGATCGGGCATGTCAACGTCCCGCGAGAAGGATGAGTGACCCGCAACGTTGACTCGACCAAGGGGGTCACTCCCCGAAGAAACAGCGACCAGACCTCCAGAAGCGGCGTACTATCAGCCCGAAAACCCAGTTTCCACGTCGCCTCCATCTGATCGGCTTTCCAACTCACCGGAGTCACACCGACCTGAGAGGTCGTCGCCCTGGCCGTCACCTGGATCGGTGATGCCAGCCCGACAGGCCCCATCAGGTACACCCCGGGTTGCCCCGGAGCGCCGCGGGTTAAAGCCCACTCGATACCCCACCGGTCGGTGAGGGACACCTGAAGCAGATCCATACGGTCTCCCCCTTCTCCTTATGCCAACAGCACACGAGTAGCCGTGTCGACTGCTCTGCGCTCGGTCTTCATTGCGCGGATGTCCTTCTCATTGACCTCCACACGACCCTCGACAGCATCAACGCGCTTCTCGAGGACCTGCTCGCCATTAAGGTTGATCACCAAGGTGACCGACCCGGCCGAGTCGTCAGAGGTGTCCAATGTCGGGGCGTCGACTGCAGGGGCAGCGATGGCCGGCTCGGACGGGGCGGCGTACTCCGCCAGGTCTGCGGCGGCTTCGGCGAGTAGCTGTGACGACTCAACGAAGTCCTGCATGGCCTGGTCAGTGAACACGTGCTCAGGGCTTCCCGACAGGTTCACCGCCAGAGCGCCGTCGGGCAGTGTGCCGCCGGTGTCGTACAAGCCAGCGTCGAGGACGAGCTGTTCGGCTCGTCCCATGACCTGCCCGTACTTATCGGGGAACGCTGAGACCTGGACGCCCTGGGCGACGGCACCGGGGTCCATCGAGGCCCAGTTCGGGAACTTGGACAGCATCGCGTCGAAGAACATGCCGGCGGACCGGTAGGGGTCCATCCGGTCGGCGGTGGTGCCCCATGCTCCGTTGTTGCGCTGCTGGAACAGTCCGACGCTGTCGTGGTCGCTTCCGATAGCGTCGTGCCGGTAGTTCAGCGAATCCGGCACGGCGTGGGAGGCGTACATCTTCATCGGATCGCCAACCTCAACCAGCGAGGTTGCGACGCCGATCTTCGCTCCCGATGCCGGCAGTCCATGATCTTGCGCCTGCCGGACGATCTCATGGACGAAGAAGTCCATGCCCCACTCTGGGGTCTTGTGCCGATCAGGGGCGATCTCGTCCAAAGGAACGACAAGGGACTCCGACCGCTCCACGGGCATCTCCGCCGCGGTGTAGGACTCCGGCACCGTAGCCACGGACGTAGATTCGGGGTCAAGCGTTGCTGTGACGTCCAGTTCGTCAGTCGACACTGCGCCAGCGGTGACCGTCGCAGCATCGGCCGCTTCGTTCTTGCCGTACCACTCCGGCGTCGGTGCCAGCTCATTCGCCGGAGTCATGAGCAGCTTCTTGGTGAGGCTGTCGCCTGCGCCGAAGAAGTCGAACAGCGCGTCCACGCCCATATCGAGTGCGGACTTGTCGCCCATCTCCTCTGCGAACACCTGCTGTGCGACCTGAGTCCCACCAGTGAGTGCGGCCTGCGGGGATGCAGGGGCAGACTCCGGAGTAACCTCTGCCGGGTTCGTGGCCGCAGGGGCGGTCGGACCGCGCAGAATCGCTTCCGCCTCAGCAACCGGGTTATACCCCAGGCCGAAGTTGTCGATCATCCGCTCCACTGCCTTGACCTGATCCCAGTTGAGAACGGCCTCGGGGCGGCCAGTCTCATTGCGGACGATGGACAGACCGTCAGGAATCCAACCACCACGATCCCGGTACAGTCCGGTCTTCTCACCGAGCCATCCCAAGCCACTCTTGCCCCACTCGAACATCTTGGAGCCCATGCCCTTGGCGGCGTCGTACGTCTTGCCGACCAGGCTTCCGAGGTCCTCGATGCGATCGAAGAGGAAATCGATCGTCTTGTCCTTCGTGGACGTCATGGCCTTCGGCGGGATCGCCAACCACTCGGGCGGAGGCTCGCCGATAGCCGACGCAAACGCCGCCTTAATTGGCTCGAGCAGGTCATCAAAGATGCCCTTCACCTTGTCGCGAAGGAAACCCTTCTTCTGTGCGGGTGAGGGGCCACCGGCAGACTCGAAGTCACCGTCAGCACCGATCGGCAGGTGATACTGACCGGATCGCCACTGGCCATCATCAGCACCGGCAGCCGGACCGCCGTACGCGACGCCACCGTGCCCGCCACCGGACTCGACGTTGACGCTCGAGAAGCTGCCGACGCTGGACAGGGTGCCCGCAGTGTGACCGCCCTGCCCACCGGAGTCCGGGCCACCGGACATGCCGATGGAGAACCCCTGGCCCAGACCAGCGGCCCAGGTCTGGTTTCCAGCGCGGACATTGTTTCCTTGAGAAGCGGGGAAGGCAGGAGTCGCCCAGTGCCCAGCGTTTGGCTCGGCACCGAGAATCACCGAAGCGATCGCCGATATGAAGCCGGAGCAGTCGCCACCGGCCGGCCACTGAGAACCAGTCAGATACGGCTTACCGTTCTGCTGCCTTGCCCACTCGTGACCAGCCTCGACCTTGGCTTCCCACGCAGGACGGACTTCGCCGCCATCCTTGAAAGCTGGCAACAGCGGACCGTTGTCTGAAGGGTTGCGCTCATCCCGGTAGACCCGGCCATCCTTCATCGTGAAATTCTGACCGGCGGCCAGGAGGTCGCGCATCGCGTACACAGTGCCGTGCCCGCCTGCCAGCTCGACCTCCTTGGCAGTGAGCATGTGCTCACCGTTGGAGCCCCACATCAGCACGTCGTCAGAGGTGCCAGTGCCGGGACCTGTAATACGACCACCGGTCGCGTAGCCACCGATCTCCTTGGCAGGTTCCGCCTCCTTCAGCCCTGGAAGGAATCCGGCGATGGTGTTCCATGCCTTCAGGATTCCGCCGTTATACACCTCACGGATCATGAAGTTGATCGGCTTAGCGAGGATGCCCCGCAACCGATCCCACACGCCCTTGATGCCGTCGACGACAGAGTCGAAGAAGTCCTTCACCCTCGACAGCCCATTCTTGAGCGCGTCGAACGCCGGGGAGATCACCGAGTCATACACCGTGCGGATGCCCGATCCGAGGTTGCCCCACGCCTCCTTCATCCGGTCGACGACCGGGGAGAAGATCGTGTTCCACAGCCACTGAATCGCGTTGGCGACAGCGTCCCACGCGGGTTTGATGATCGAGTCATACACTGAACGGATGCCAGAGCCGAGACCCGACCAAGCTGCCTTGATGAAACCGAAGATCGGCGAAAGTACGGTGTTCCACAGCCAGCTTGCCGCTGAGGACACCGCATCCCAGGCGGGCTTAATGACCGAGTCATAGACTGCTCGGATGCCCTGACCAAGCAGGCTCCACCCGGCCTTGATGAAACCGAAAATGGGTTGCAGCACGTTCTGCCACATGAACTGAACGACGGTCTGTAGGTTCTCCCACGCCGGTTTGATCCAGTTCTCCCACGCAGCCTTGATGCCCCAAGACAGCGCTTGCCACGCCAACAGCAGTGGCGTCAGGATGACCATTCCGATGACGCCGAGGGTGGTGGACACGATCGTCCACAGCAGATCAAACGTCGGCTTCAACACCGAGTTCCAGGCTGTCTGGATGCCCTGCCACAGGATGTCCCACCCCGTCTTGATCCCCGACCAGACAGACGAGATGACGTCGCCGAGCCAGGAGAACACCGGGGTGAAAACACTCGTCAGCCATTCCCACGCTGATGACAGAGCGTCCATGAAGCCCTGCCAGATCTGTTTTCCGGTCTCCGTCTTCGTAAAGAAGTACGTCAAACCAGCCACGACCGCGGCGAGGGCCATCACAACAAGCATGATGGGGTTCGCCGCCATGACAGCGTTGAAGGCAACCTGCACACCAGTGGCTATCTTCGTGACCATCTGCCACGTCTTGATAGCGCCGGTCCACAGTGCCCACGCTCCAGCGGCTGCGCCGACAGTGACGATCAGCGGGGTGAGCCAGGTCTGATTGTTCTTTGCCCAGTCGGCGACCTTCTGCCCGGCATCCCACAGCTTCATGAAGCCATCACCAGCAAGATCAAGGACCGTACCCTTCAGAGCATTCAACCGGCCCTGCAACGAATCCGACACCGAATCAGCAAGCTCCTGGGACGACCCAGCGAACCCACCCATCCGATCCTCACCCTGCGTCAAAGCATCAAGGAACTGCGGAATCTGATCCACCGACAGATCCTCAAGAGGAGTACCGAACAAAGCGATGGCATGCTGAGCGCGCTCGGCCGGATCCTCAATGTCCATCAAAGACTCAGCCGTGTACTGCAGTGCGAGACGCGCCGAATCGCCGCCAGCGGCAACGCTGGTCGCCATCGCTTCGGCATCCTCACCAATCGCGGCATACGCGTCGGAAGTCGCCTTCGAACCATCAGACGCACGGATAGTGAACTCCTTGAGAGCATCACCGGTCTTATCCAGCGCCCACTTGCCCTTATCTGCCTGGGACACCAGCATGGAGAAGGCTTCCTCACCAGAGAACCCCAGCGCACGGAAGTTCGTGCCGTACTCGTTGATGATCTCCGGCATCTCATCGCGCATCGCTGCAGGCACCCGCTGCATCGCGGTGGTCATCATGTCCGCGGCGGACTCAACGTCACCGGCCAGACCGTTGACAACCAACTGCCCGGCAGTCTGCGTGGCCTCCTCCATCGACACTCCGAAAGTCTCGGAGAACCCGATGAAGTTGTCCGCCAACTCAGCTGCGGTCTGCTCACCCTCGAATCCGAGATAGCGGAACTGGGACGACAATGAACCGACAGCCCCGGCAGCAACATCAGCGCTCCCCGCGATACCAGAGCGCATAACCTCACCGACCTCGTCACCGAGGGACGCCGCCGTCTCACCTGTCAGCCCGAGCTGACGGTTCATCAGCCCGATCTCTTTCGACACGTCGAAACCGGCAGCGAACGTCGCACCGACCCCAGCGATACCCGCAGCAGCTCCAGCGATGCCCCCGATCTTTCCCACAAGGCCGTCGATGGAACCGCCCGCGCTGGAAGCACTATCCTCCATGCCGCGGACCTCTTCGGAGACCTCGCGAGCCGACCGAGCAGCCTTGTCCTGGGCAGCGACAAGGCCAAGTTCAGCTACTTCGAGCTGTTCAGAAGCAGTCTCGGACTGAGCACGGGTCTTGGAGACATCACCCTCGGCCTTTTTCACCGACACAGTGGTCTTATCGGCATCCTTGCGCGCCCGCTGCAAATCACGCTCGGCTTTCACCGCGTCACGTGATCCCTCACCAGATGCCTCACGAGCCGCCGTCACAGCCTGCTCAGCAGCCGTAACACGAGAGGAAGCCGACTGTGCAGCCGCTCGCGCATCCTGAGCCTTTTGCTCAGCCACAGCTACATCCGCGGCAGCTTTCTGCGACTTCAGTCGGGCATCCTCCACCCGGTTCTCTGCGGTGACAATCGAGGATGCGCGTGCTTGCCCACCGTCACGTACCGCCTGCAGATCTTTCTCCGCAGCACCGAGACGCTCGGACATGGACTGCTGACGACGGCGAGCATCCTCAACCTTCGACTCAGCAGCCATGATCTGCCCGGCAGAAGCGTTGCTATCATCCCGGACCTGGGCAAGCTGTTCTTCGGCGACGCGGAGTTCTGCAGCCGCGCCAGCCTCTTTACTCCGGGCGGCCGCGACCTTGGAGGAGGCATTACCCATCGCCTTGGCCATCGACTCCGCAGCGGACTGGCCGCCAGCCTTGCCAGCGTCGCTGAGTCCCTTCTCCAACTGTGAACCTGCGGACTTTGCTGCCTGTCCAGCGCCCTTGTTGACCTCGGCGATGAAGCCCTTCATTGATGCCAGAACAGGCACCCAGACACCGGACATGCAGACCTCCTACAGGTTGTCGAGCCAGTCCAGGACCTCGTCCTGGTCGTAATCCCCCAGATCGCCGGAAATGCCTTGACCACCGGACTTTTCAGGTTTCGTCCACGGGTAGGTCGGCATTTTGTCGGCAGGCATTTTCGCCTTCTTGTCACCGGCTGCTTTCGCTGTGGTGACGGTGTTGACCCACGTCGCCCAGATCAGGATCCACAGCATCGAATCGGTGTAGCTGTACTCAATGCCGTTGGTCGCGGCCTTCGTGTGTGGTCCGGACTGGGGCAGGCCCTCTGTGAGTACGCGGAGTTTTCGCAGGGTGATGTCCCCGCGCCAGTACTCCGCCATCACGTCGCGGTGATAGAACCGCTCGAGTGCAGCTTCTAGCGCTTCCGGCCCGCCGCACGCCGCTGCGAGCGATTGCGCCGTGTAGGGCGACCGTTGGCGTCAGTCCCCTGCTCGAGTTCGGCCTTGCGCTGAACGATCAGCACGATCATGCGCGGGGTGCCGCCGGCTTCCACGAAGCGATCCCACTCGTCATCGCCCATCCAGAACGCGGCAACATCCTCGATGTTGTTGTCCTCGCTGATCTCGTTGAGCTCGTCGTAATCGTCGTCGGTGAAGAACATCGAGTCGCGGACGGTGAAAGTCAGGGTTTCGCCCTTCTTCGGTCCGTCGGTGGCGACGAAGTCGAAGGGAGCGCGGCCCTCCTCCACGCCTGTGGCTTCAGCGCGCTGAGCCAGCAGTTCGGTGAGGTTGAGGTTGGAATTGGCCATGTCAGGTCCTCCTATAGAAGTTTGGGTGTCAGGTCCGCTTACGCAGGTGAAATAGAGTGGGGACGCGGGCGAGGACCTGACAAGGGTTCCCGCGCCCCCGTTCCGGAGTTGCTGGGCGCTACACGCCGCCGGGTTCGGCAGTCGACAGCGAGTCGATCTGCGACTGCAGAGCGGCGATAGCTGACTCGTGGTCATCCCGGGTGATGTAGTCCCCCGACGGCTGCTTGCTCTCAAGGGCCGACGTCAGCCCGGTGATCTTCGACTGAGCCAGCGTGGGAATCTGCCCGGCGGCCAGCGTGCCGGTGATGTCGGACGCCGGGTGCTTGTGACCGGAGTCCGACTTGGCTTCCGCCGCTGTCTGCGCGTCCTCGGCGAGACGGTGCGCCTCGGAGATACCGGCTTCCCAGCGTCGGACATCCTGCGCCCGGATCGGGGTCATGCCCGGTTTCGACGGTGGCGCGTCCGGATCATCGACCCAGTCGGTGCGCTCGGTGAATGCCATAGGTCATCCTCCTGTGGGGTAGGTAGCCGTGCCCGGGTAGAGGGTCGTGCCAGGCACGGCTACTCGGGGTCCACGGTCATCTCCAGGGCACGCGTGGCGAACAGTCCGTTCGCATCGGCGACCCGGACGGTGAGTCCCTCGGTGCCGGCAGCAGTCGGAGTGCCGGATACCGTGCCGTCGGCGGCGAGAGACAGCCCGGCTGGCAGCTCCCCGGCAGAGACAGTCCAGGTGTACGGCGACATGCCACCAGCGGCGACGAACGAGTGGCTGTAGGCGGTGCCGACAGTTCCGCTGGGAACCGCACCCGAAGCGATGGACAGCGGCGTGGTGCCGTCAGTGCCGGTGGAGATCTGGGAAGCGTCCTTCCAGTTCTTGTTGAACTCCCACCACGCGGTCTTGCCCACAGCCTCCGGAGCGACCGTGGCGTACTCCGGGCCTGCCGGGTACACGTTGCGGGTCACCTGGAGGCCGTAGACGCCCTCCTTGTTCATCGTGATGCTGCCGCGCTCAGCGATCTGGGTCTGCAGGAACGTCGTGCGCTGGTGCTTGCCCTTATCGAACATGTCGATGATGGTCTGCAGGTTGTCGAACTCCGGCAGGCCACCGGTGAAGAAACCGACACCACCATGGGCGAGGTCCTCGATCTCGGACTGGGGCACACCGAGGTATTCGGCGAGCTTGCCCGGGCCGGTCTCCCACATCGTGTAGGCGATCGCGGTCGTCGCCTCGATGATGTCCGTGCGGATGGCGGAGGCTTCCTGCCACGGAATGAAGTCCTGACGGTTCTCGTCGAACGACACCTCGACGCCATCGGGGCTCAGGTAGCCCTCCTGGCGGTGAACCTCGGTGTTGTAGCTCTCGTCGGTGCCGACGATGGGGGTGCCGACCGGTGCGGTACGCACCGCGCCGGTGAGAGCGACGCGTACCGCTTCGCGGTTGGTGCCCTGGAGCATGGTCTGATCAGCCATGATGATCCTCCTCGTGGATCGAATAAACCCCACAGGAGGCTCCTGTGGGGTTGCTAAATGAATGGGAGTGTTTACGAGTGCTTATCCAGCGACGCTTCGGCGCCGAGCACTTTCACCCGCGGGTTGAGATCCTCACGGGTAGCGAAGACGGGGCAATCGACCGCAGTGACATCCGTGCCCGCGATATGCGGAAGCTGGTAGAGCAGTGCGCGTACCTTCTCCGCCAGTGGTGTGGCCTGTCCCCTGGATTGGGCGAACACCTCGATGTCGAGTCCGACCTCGTCGAGACGTACAGGAAAACCGTCACCACCCCACGCGGTGCTCTTGGTGGCACCGGGCAGGATGTCAACGATGACGCAGGGGAGGTTGTCATCCATGTCCTTGGCAGGGGGAAGCTGGTCAGCAACCCAGATGCCGGGCAGTGCTTCACTGAGGACGTTGATGGTCTGCAGGAGAATATCTGTATCGTTCATCTGCCCCTGCCCTCTCTGCCGGCACGGCGCAATATCCGTCCGGCAATGCGTTCGGTCCCGTCAGGGGCGTCGACAACCACATCCACAGATGTGCGGCCGCTGGACAGGGGATGATCCCGAATCGATACGCTAGCGTCGACGCCGGCGCGGGCGAGTTCTTTGCGCGTTCGTGCAGCGATCTTCGCGGCCTGCTTCTTGACACCGAGTTTTACCTCTGGGGTGTTGTTGGCAAGAGCGAAGATGTCGTCAGCGGAGAGTGCAGTATCTGCCATGTGTCAGCCTTCCCATCGGGTGACGGTGAACTCGTCGTGACCCAGGCGGTCGTGGTTCACTCGTCCGATTTCGCCCACGATTTCGAGCACACCGTCGATGCCATCGACCAGGACACCGTCGGTGGCGTCCAGTCCATCGATATGAGCCCCGGGGCGGGTGATGACCTGCCAGGAGGTGCGGGTGTGAACCCGGGTGCCTGCTGCAGTGTCCTCAGCGAGTTCAACGGGCTGGCATTCGACGAGGAATTCTTCGTCCTGAAGGGTGGCGCCGTTGTCGGGGTCGAGGGTGAGCTTCCCGCCCTTGGGGTTGTAGGGGTCAGGCTCGCGACCGGCCTTGACCACCCGCAGGGGTGTTTGCCAGATCATCGGGCCTTCCGTTCCGGGTAGCGCGGCGGCGACGGGAAGTACCCCTGTGAGGTGCCATCGGCAGCAAGGCCGAGGCGTGTCTTCTGGGCGTCGGTAAGCACAAGCTGGCCCCAGGATGTAGCACCAGGGTCAGCCCAGGTTCCGGACTCGGAGACCTGTCCGGCTGTTACAGAGCCGGAGATTCTTCCGGCGTCGGTGCCGACGATCATCACAGCGGAGACCATTTCGCGGATGACGCGGGACGCTTCACCAGCCAGCCATGGCACTGTCTCAATGTCGAGTGGCAGCGAGCGGTGACGACGGGCGAAGGCATCCACGAGAATGGACTCGGCTTCTTCCAGAAGGGCCGTGGCCCTGGTCTTCTCGGCAGTGCTCAGCGGGCGTGGAAAGAGGGTGAAGAACGTGTCGGGGTCGACAAGCATGCGATGTTCTCCCCTCTTACGGAAGTGCGGCGATGAGCTCCGGCTTGCTCTTGAACTTGGTGGGATCCACGCCGACGGAGCGGGCGTAGTCGTCCCAGGCCTTGCGGTTCATCGCTGGGGATGGACGGGACGACGTGCTGTCGGAGTCGGAGGTGTCCTCGTCCTCGTCAGAGGGTGAGTCGGTATCCTCGTCGTCCGCGGTGCTGTTGTCTGCGGCATCGGTGTTGGGGGCGTCATCCTGCTCGGCGTACGGTTCGGCGATGCTGAGTTCCAGCAGGCGCTGGGCTTCGGTGTCGTCGAGGTTGAGAATGTCACCGTGCTGGTGGATGTGGATGCGCCCCGAGGAGTCACGGCGCTTGAGCGCCGGTCGTGTCAGGACGATGCGCATTAGGCCTTGACCCCCTTGATCCAGATCCCGGCGGTCGGGTTGTGTACGCCGACGATGCGGCGCTGGGTGACCTGGGTCCGGAAGTACTCGTTGGTCGGGACGTCGATCGGTCCGGAGACGGTCAGTGGTCGGGAGTCGGAGTAGAACGCGAGGTCCTTGGCCTGGCAGACCAGGGCGTCCTTGACGGGCCACCACTTCGGGATGACGACGTTGAGGCCCATGAACTTGTCGTAGACCTTGCCGGTGACCGCGGCGTTGTCCGGGGCGAGGGTGCCTGCGGCGTAGTGCTTCCACACGGAGTCGGAGGAAGAGAAGGCGCCGAGCATGCCGGAGGGCAGGACGAGGGTGTCGGGCTCGAAGATGAGGGCGGCCTCGTTGCCGTCGATGTCGAGCTGTTCGGCGAAGGAGTCGATGGCGGCGGCGGTTTCACTGACGGGGTCGCCGCCGGTGGCGCCCCATGCTGCGGCGGCGGCCATGTCGGGGATGTCCGATTCCTGCACGGAGCGCAGGAGGGATCGCGAGTTCTGGCGAACGACGCGGTTCTTCAGCTGGCTGATGGCGTTCTGCACATCGTAGAGCTTGTTGTCGTCGCGCTGCTCGTAGGAGATCTCCAGTGCGCGACCGGTCTTCTGGGCGAAGATGACCTTCTTCTCGCCGGTCTGGACGCGGGTCGTCGGGATCTCAGCGAACTCGGCGACGTCGGCGAGTCCGTCCTCGGAGAACTGGGCGACGTTCTCGGTGAAGGCGATGGAGCCGGAGTTCGGGCCGGCGTCGGTGAACAGGTCTGCGACGACATCGTATTCCTTGATGTAGTCGTAGATGTCCTGGTTGAGGACCTTGGGGGCGCCGAGGATCTCCTCGACGGTGGCCGTCGGGTTGTCGGAGAATCCGCCGACGGTGATGGGGGTAGTCATACCGTGACCTTCTTTCTGTGGGGTTAGACCGCGAGGCGGACCAGGGCCCGGGAGCCCTTGATTTCGGTGACCTTGCCGACGACGGCGCCGGCGGAGTGGGCCTTGACCTTGCCGGCGCCTGCGACGCCGACGGCGCCGCCGAGGGTGACGGTGCCGGTGGTTTCAAGCCACACGGCGGCCGGTGCGTAGACCGCGCCGACGAATTCCGGCAGCGGGACAGCCTGCAGGGAGGCGTACTCCTTCTGACGGGGTGCGGCGTCGGTGTGGGCGATGCCGATCACCGACTCTGCGTCTGCGGCAGCGACGACTGCGAGGCCGTCGTTGTTGAGGGCGAGGACCTGTCCACCGGTGACCTTCTCGGCGACCTTGAAGGTCTGCGGGCCGTGGTGGAAGACGATGTTGATGGCGCTCATGGGATGGGTTCTCCTATCGGGTTAGGGAGCGGCGGACCCGCTCATCTCGTTCGGACTCCGCCGTGGCGACAGTGTCGGAGTCGGTGCGGGCATGTCCGTCCTCCCCGCGGTGCACGGTTCCCGACGGGATCTGTGCCATGCGGGCTTCGGCGTCCTCGCGGTCGTTGACCCACGCGGCAGCCCAACGCTTGCGGGCGGCGGCGCCGATTTTGTTGTCCCGGAACGCGTTCTCGGCGAAGGCCTTGGCCTTGTCCTCGCGGTCGCGCTCCATGGCCTTCCAGCCGTAGGCTGCGGCCTCCTCCAACTCAGCGAGCCGGGAGGAGTCGATCACGGAGGTGAGCGTGTCTGCCCCCGGGACGACCGGGTCTCCGGTGCCGGTTCCGGGCTCGTCGCCTTCGCCGGCGGCGGCCTTGACGGTGATCGCCGCGGTGAGGGTGACGGCCTCGGTGCCAGTGGCGGTGACGGTGACTTCGACCTCGTCGTCAGGCTCCGCACCGGAGGGGGCGGTGACGTTGAGGACGCCGGTGGCTTCGTCAACCTCGGCGGTCCAGCCGTCCGGGGTGGTGTCGATGGCGAAGGTCAGCCCCGAGGGGACTTCACCAACCGGGGTGATCGTCGCGGAGCCGGTCGGCACGACGGTGCTGTCCTCCGGGTAGGTGACCTCCACCGTCGAGGTCACCTGCAGCTCTTCGGCGAAGAAGCGGGCGAGCGCTGACTTGACCTTGGTTTCGGGCTGGCCCAGGTCGCGGGCCAGATCAGTAAGAGCGGACATGCCGCCCTCCTTCCTTTTGCGCCCCGTGGGGCGGTGGGTTTTTGGCGCCGGGGCGTCCCGGCGACCTGAGTAGCGGAAATTCGCCATGATCCCGGCGCGAGGCATGACCGCGGCGGCGACGGCTCGGGCATCCTCGACGGCATCGACCAGTCCGGCGTCGAGGGCTTCGGCGGCGGTGTACCAGGTCTCGGCGCGCATGATGTCGCGCCACTCGTCGGGGGTGCCGCCGGCCTTGGCGGAGTAGATCTCCGACATGGTGGTCGAGATGCGGTTGAGGTCGGCGAGGACCTTCTCCATCGCTGCGGCGTTGCCGTCGGCGTAGGTCCACGCATCGTGGATCATCAGCTCTGCCGAGGGGCGGATGATGACCCGGTCCGCACCGCCGATGGCGATGTAGGACGCGGCGGAGGCTGCGAGTCCTTCGATGATGACGGTGACGGTGCCCGGGTAGCCGCGCAGGGTGTTCATGATCGCGTGGCCGTCGTGGACGTCGCCGCCAGGACTGTTGACCCGGACGGTGAGGTCACCCTCCATCTCGCCGAGGATGCGGGCGACTTCGGTGGGGTTGACCTCCCAACCGATTTCGCCGTAGATCAGCAGCTCATTCACGGTGCACCTCCTGTGTGGGTGGTGGGGCCCCTGGCGGAAGCCCATCGGGTGGGACTCCCGCCGGGGCGATGGGGTTCAGCCCCACGGCGGCGAGGGCCTGCTCTGTCGTGAATCCCTTCTCGACAAGCACGGCCATCGCGTCGACGAGCGTCTTCAATTCCGCGGGGTCGGGCTTGCCAAGATTCGGGTTGTCCTTCTTCGCCTGGCTCAGGGGCTTCTTCGGTGGCAGGCCGTAGCGTCGGCGCCACTCGGCTTCGAGGTCCGCATCAGGGATGAACAGCCCGGCGTTGATCAACGCGGCCATCGCTTCAGCGGTGAGTTCCTTCTTCGAACCGATCGGGTCGAAGGTGATGCGCGGGTAGGGCCCGTGATCACGGTCGAATCCGAGGTTCACCATCCGTTCGACGAGGAACTGGTTCGCGGTGTCTGCGATGTCCTCGGCGATGGTCTGCAGCGAGTCGGTGAACGTCTGTGCCTGCACGTCGGCCAGGGCGTAGGAGCCTCCGCCGCCGTCCAGGTTCAGGAAGTGCGCGAGGACGGATCGGGCGATCTGCGAATCGTGGTAGTCGATCGCGGTGCGCGGATTGACGATCTGACCGGAGACTCCCATCAGTTCAGCCTTTGCGCCGTTCTTCAATGAGAGCCCGGCGGTCTTGCCCGAGCGGATGCTGGCGGCGAGCTTGGCGTTCTCGTCAACCTCGTGGGGGTCCTCTGCGCTTGAGGCGGTGATGGTGGGTATGCCCATGCCGTTGCGGTCGAGAACGTTCGCCTCAAGCCGCATGAACGTGTCCTTGAGGACCCAGTGCTTGTACGCAGCCCGCAGCACGCTGGATCCAGTCCAGGAGGTGTCCTCCGGATCGTGAACATACGCCAGCAGGTTGGACACCGGCAGGACGATCGGTCGACCATTGTTCTTGCGACCGGCCGGAGCAGACTGCTCTATGGACTCCAACCCACCGTCGTCCGCGACGTTGATCTTCGTGATCGTCTCCGGCGGTCGGTAGGCGATCTTGTGCAACCGATCGCGGCCCGTGGTCTCATCGGTCTTGTACACGGCCTCAAAGAAGGCGTGTCCGAAGTCGAGCTGCTTGAGCACCCAGTGCAGGTGCTTGCTCCACGAGGCATGGCCACCGGTACGCTCGGAGGGGTCGAACGCGTCGTCGCCAATGATCGGTAGACGTAGATCCTCGGCGACCTGACGCACGATCTCCTCATCCGCTCCGTGAGGATCCAGGCGCCAAGTGGTGCGCTGGATGGGCAGCTTCACAGCCTTGAGCACAGATCGGACCTGGGAATCCTCGCGGCCCATCCGGGAGTACGGGCGCAGTGAGAACGGGTAGCGCAGTTCCCAGTTGGATTCGGCGACGACAGATGTTTCGTCGTAGACGGCGTGTCCCTGTTCGGTCACAGGCGTGCACCTCCTTTTCAGAACCGGATGGCGGAGACCGGGCTATCGTCGGCATCGATGCCGACTGAGGTCTTCGCGCCGCGGGGTTTCTTCGGCAGCGGGGCGAACTGCTGGACGCCCCACATCGCCATGCCCACCGAGGTCAATCCACTGACCTCGCCGGAGTAGCGTTCCCACATCACGCCGCCCTCCTTGCCCTCGCGCAGGGTGACGACGTTGATCTCATCGCGCAGCTTCGCGTCCTCGCTGAGGGTGTACTGGCGATCGTCGATGCCCTGCAGGAACGCCGAGCAGGATCCGGACACCTGGTTCCACTTCATCTGTGTGATTTCCAGGCCTGCCCGCTCGAGCGGGTCAATGAACACGGCAGCGGCGGACTTGGGGTCAATCAGCACAGCTTGCGTCGTCTCCCCCACAGCAGAGAGCACAGCAGCGACGACAGCGGGCTCACTCATGTCTCCGCGCCAACCGACAATGCCGTGCACCCCATCCTTGGTCCTACCGCCGGCAGAGACGGACACAGCGGTGCGATCAGGTGCAGCATCGATGGCCAAGACGGTGTAGCCCATCGTGACCGGCCCGGAGGTCATGACCTTGTTGACCGCGTCATCGGAGATAACAGGCTGATGCTCGTCTACGTCCGTCTCATCGAACCACGACGCCCACCCCAGTGCTTCAACACCGAAGTTCCGGCGTCCCAGCTCAGTGTTCATGCGGCGCATGATCTTGTGCATCTTCTTGGCATTCGCAATCACCCCGTAGGACGGGTTCGCCGTGCGGTGGGTGATCTCCGCCTGCGGATCCATATCCTCCGGAGCGGCGTACTCCGCGAGGTACAACGGATCCTCCGCCTCCCACTCATTGAGCGCCTGAGCACGCATCGAGGACAACACCTGCCCGTTCTTGTGCTGCGGGAAATCCTGATGCACCGCAGACGACATGAAGAACACCTGCGGATCCTCAGCAGCCTGCGACAAGAACGTCAACGCCGCCATCTCAGACTCACTGAGGTTGTAGGACTCGTCATAGATCAACAAGTCCACCTTCGTCAGGCCACGCCCCGCATCCTGCGAACGAGTCGTGAACACGACCTTGCCCCCGTTGGAAAGCACGATCGTTCCCCGCCCCTGCGAACACGTGTGAGCAGTATGCAACTTCATCAAGAACCGACGCCCCTTGACGATCTTCCACGTCTGCTCCCACTGCTCCTTCGCCGTCTCCCACTGCTGCGCGGTGAACAACACGTTCTGGCCCAACACGAAAATCCGGTAGATCACGATGAGAGCCACGATCAACGACTTCCCGTTCTGCCGGGGGCAGATCAAGATCGCATCAGAGTGCACCCACCGGCCATCAGGGCCCGTTGCGTTGATCGCGTTGATCTCGTTCTCCTGCCACGGCATCGGCTCAACACCAGAGCGGCGGGCGAGTTCGATGTTCTTGCGACCGTGCTCGTGCTCGCCGGGGGCTTCACGCAGATTCAGAGGCGTCTGCTTACCCGTGAGCGCCGGGAAGGCCTCACAGGTCGGAAAGTCCTCCCTCTTCGTCAGCGTCGCCGTCGTCATACTCCGACCTCCTGCGGCTGATCTCTGCCATAAGCTGCTTGTAGACAACCTCGGTCTGCCGTTGCTCGCGTAAGACCCCGCCCACCTGGAGGACGAACTCGGTGTCACTGTCCATCACAGGGATGACACGCCCCCATTCCGTGTCATCACGCGACGACATACGGTGCAGGCGGTCCAAACGATCCTTAATCCGGCACAATTCGATGACGAGGGACTGCACATCGGCAGGGTCACGGTCATCTTGGAGACCGGCGAAGAGCTCACGGCCGCCCTGCTCGAAAGTCTCGAGGTCGAAAAGCGACTCCAAATCGTCCACTTTTTGGCCTCCTGTTCCCGCAGGTCAGCGAAACTTTTCCGGTCCGTGTAAAAAATGTTCCTGACTGCACCAAGCGGCGGGGTCAGGAAGGGCACCCGCCGAACATTTCGGCAGGGTACCCTTACTTAAGCTTTCCTTAGTCAGTTGAGACTGACTGCACCCCAGTCGAACCCGCTGGTCACCGGGACGTCCGGGGGGCGGGTAGGCCCGGGCCACCGGGGGTCGTCGGTGCCGTCGAGCAGTTGAATAGGGCGCGGGGTGAAGGCGTCCGCGGTGTCGAGCGCAGGACGTCGGTCGTCGTTGTCGCCTTCGTGGCGTTGCCGGTTGCACCGTGAGTGCATCAACCGGTCAGCCTTTGATCCGCCGTGGTGGCGACTGTGTCCGTGGTCGGCGTCCAGGCGCATGGTCTTGTCCATGGGTCGGCCGCACCACCAGCACTGCTCCCCCGGTCGTAGGCGCCGGAGGAGTCGCTCGCGGTTCTGCTGGTGTTTCCACCCGAGGCCTCGGGAGGTCGTCGAGCCCTTGCTCGGCATGAGCACTCGCCTCCATCAGGTCAGTTGCCAGATGCGCTCTCCGAGGTCGGGTCGATGAGCGAATGCTTGTGCGATATCGATTGCCTGCTGATGATTGAGCCGGGCATCACCGACGACGATCAGCCCATCGAACCACTGCCCTCGGGTTCGGTCGGTCGAGCGTGGGGTGATGACCGACGAATGTGGTAGGTCATGGGCGTCGGCCACCTTATGCCCATCGACGAGGTACGGAGCGAGGACCATGATCGTCATGCTGCATCCCGGAGGTAGACCTCGAGCGGTGGCGGAGGCACACCATCGACAGTCGCCCGGAGTTGCAGGGTCGCGGTGGTCCCATCAGGACTCATCACCGGCTCGCCGCAGATACACACACAGGCCGTTGTCACAGTTCGCCCACGTCGCAGAGCGCGACCGCGGAGACGCCGGGCATGCCGCATGCTGCGAACGAGGCGAGTATAGCCATCATCGCGATGGACGAGAATCGCGTATCCGAGTGTCATGCTGTCCTCCTGGCGTGGGGCATGAGTAAGCCCCTCTCACCCGGAGTGGGTGGAGGGGCTGCTGAGGTCCGTGGTTAGAACAGCGCGTCGGGTGAGCCAGGCTGCACGATGTGCACGCTGCGGCTCAGTTCCTCGGATGCGGAGATTGCTTCGGCGAGGAGGTCCCCGTCGCCGGGGATGGTTGGATCAAGCCAGTCGTCGTGGAGATCGCGGGGCAGGATCAGCGGCATGCGAGGGTGGACGGTGGCGGCTTCGTTCACGGCGTCGCGGGTGACGAGAGCGTAAGTCAACATGTCGCCGTCATCGGTCTGGGCGGTGGTGGTAATCGACGCGATGCCGAACGTCTCCCCCTCGGGGAGGACGAAACGCTTGCCTTTCTCGATGTACCAGTTCGCCGGAGCGAGGGCCCGGTGCTCCCGGAACGGCCCCTTCCACACTCGGGAGCTGAGCAACTTGTCGTCCCTCGCGTTGAAGGCAGAGAACTTGGCGGGCTGGTTGCCGAGGTGAATCCACCACCATGCGAGATCGAGTTCGCGACGACCCTTCTCGTCGGCCGTGATCAATGGGTTCAGGTTGCGCGCCTTCTTGCCGGTGATCTTGGCTGTGCCGCCGCGCTCCTCCATCCACTGTTCGAGCATCAGGCGGTTCTCCCGCTCGTCCATCGGCGGGAGATCGAAGAAAGGCTGGAGACCGTAGGTCGCGCACAT